TGAGCCTTGATTAATCTTCCTGTCAAATCATCTTCAGCCCATCTTGTCATTACAACTACAATTGAGCCTCCAGGTTGTAAACGTTGTCTAGGTCCTGACACGTACCAATCATATGCACGTTCCATAGCTGAATCAGACATTGCATCTTGTTCAGTGTGTGGGTCGTCGATAATAAGTAAGTCCGCCCCTCGTCCTGTGATAGAACCGCCTACCCCCGCTGCAAAGTATTCCCCACCATGATTGGTCTCCCAACGTCCTTTTGCCTTACTATCTTCTCGTAGTTTAACATCTCCAAATATATTTTTATACTCCTTCTGTTCCATTAGGTTACGAACCTTAGAACCAAATCTTGATGATAGTTCTGCGTTGTGTGAAACTTGCATAATTTTCAGATTGGGAAACTTCCCTATCATCCAAGCAGGAAATAAGAATGATGCAAATTCTGATTTGGTATGCCTAGGGGGCATATTGATAATGAGCCTCCCTTTTTTCTGTTTAGAAATTTTTGTAAACTCTGAAGCTATATGTTGATGGTGGCCCCACTTTTTAGGATTAGGGTCCAATCTACATATAAAATCAGGCCATACTTCTTTCACAAAATATATAAAATTATCCTGGCACAACTTTATGTGCTCAATCCATTTTTTTTCTACAGCTAATCTAAGCTGTTCATTGGTTAATAATTCTTTTTGCATTGGGTCCCCTTTAATTTAACCTATAATAAAATTATTGTCACTACGTTTGTAAATCAGAGTTTAAAGGCCAGATCATCAGATACATTTGGAACGCTTAGCGTGGCACAAGATGTGGTGTAAAAGTTTATATGTTGCTACTAGGTTTGGTACCTCTATGAAGTACGAGATGGCAGGTGATGTAGCCCCGAAGGGCTACACCTGTTGGTGATTACTGATTAAAGTCTTGGTTATTCTGTATTAACTCAAGTATTGGTCTTAGATTATTAACAAGCTTTGCTTTTAACTCATTAACAATAGGATCATTAGGGTACTGAATTATAATTTCCTCAACAGCACTCTCTAATTGTTTATACATGAATTGATAATTCAACCCACTATCAAGCGAGTTAGTACTCGCTTGTTCAACTTCATTATTGTTCTTTTTGCTCTCAATAATGTTATTAACCATTTTAACTAGATTGCTCATACTTAACCTTTCTTTTGATATTTGATTTTGATTTCATTAGTTTCCATAGGAACTAAATACTTTAAGTATTCATCTGGATTTAATTCCTTAAACTTTGTGATATCAAACCGATTTAACTTACGATTAATTAATTGAGCATAACCCTCATAATCATCTAACTTATTAAAGATGATAAGATTTGTTTTTAATCTATTGAACAAATCTATATGAGTTGGAATAACTAATTTAATATTCTTAGCCATTTCCTTTTGGTTATCTTTTGCTATACCTAAGTTTAATAGGTCTAGTTGGTTTTGTTTTGTAGCTTTCTTTTGTAGCTTTACTACATTTTGATTGCTCATAACATTCCTTTCTTTTTAGTTAGTTAGTTATCCCATTGTTATAAGATTAAAAAAAAGATTAATCAAGAAATAATTTAAAAAAGATTAAAAAAAATAAAACAATCAATATTACATAGATCATATAAATTCTTGTCCTGAACTGAACTGAACTGGGCTTCACGGCCAGGCAGCTTTTGTTTAGTTTATTGTTATGGCGTCGGCGTGGCGTCGGCGTCGGCGTGGGCGTTAGCCCACGCCATTTGTATTAACTCAACATATACGAAACCCGTTGGATTGTTCGCAGAACTCAATGAAACTCTCAACCTGTTCCATTGTGAACGGGTACGAACTCCCGTAGCTATACTTCCGTTGTATCCATTCCCAAGTGTCGTGGTCTTCCTTTGGATAGTCAGCAGGTGCAGTATTTGTTTTTCCTGTTTCCCTTTCTACCTTTTCCCTCAACATCTTATGGCAGATTTCAACGAACTTATTATTCCTTTCAGCTTCTTCGCTCTCTTGCTCTACCTCATGGATTGCTTTTGAAACTGTACCGTCTTTGATAAGTGCTTTTAGTTGTTTAGCAATTTCTTTTGCCTCGCTCTCGCTTACCTCATGACCGTCATTAGATTGCCAAAACTTTTTATTATCTTCAGCAATTACTCCTGTTTGCTCACAAACAAAGTCAGCTAATCTTCTCCAACCCCAAACGGATTGTCTATAATATTCGCCTGTTTCTGTTTTGTGATTGCCTGTACTATATAAGTCAAAGCCCATTTTCTTTCTCCTTGTTAAGTTAGTTTCTAAAGTCTTACCATATCCCATCAGCAATGCAACAAAATATTTTAGAAAAGTTTTCCAGCTCACAGCTGCTTCGCTGCACGCTGGTGCACCAGTCCTGAACTTACCTTTACCTATCATCATATCTCCTCTCGGCGTGGGCGTGGGGGTAGAGCTAATGGATCCCAGCACGCCAGTCTGCTGCTGGCCAGGCAGGAAAGCTTCATCATCTAGCACATGCGTGTGTGGGGTCGACGGCGTGGGGGCACCGGTCAGAGACCTGTGCATCCGCGAACCATCAGTGCGAGCGCAATGATGTAGATCCATCCTACGCGAGGAAAGAAGACTAGTGGTACAGTCAGAACGAAGAGCCACCATATCAATGTGTCTCCTTCGCTGCTTCCAGCTCCTGGGCAGCACATTCGACAGCTAACCATGTCATTGAATTTTTAAAGGCGGTGGGACCACGGATGTCCTTGTCCAGCAGGAAGAAGACAGACTCACCACAAGCCTCTGCTGCCTCCCTTACATATTTCCAAACGTCAGCTTCGTGTTCGTTATAGAAGGCAGTGGTTTCTACGTAGTAGGTCAGACCTGCTACCCCGCCACCACAGCCGTGTGTTGCGATGTCTTTGATGGCGAACATTTCCTTCTGTTCGCCATCTTTTAGCCATTCCTTTATCGTCCCCATGTTATGCCCTCCACATCGGTTTTGAATTTAACTATGTCCCTTAGCTTTAGGTGCGTCAGGACTTGTGGTTGGTTGTCTAGAGTTCCCTGACCCTTCAATCGTGAGCCACTTGTAATTCTCACCCACATCTTCTCAGATCTATTACGGTGCTTAAACCACACATACACATAGTCACGCATCTTGGGCATTTGTTCCAATCTCTTGATTTGGAAGTAAGTTTCTTTTCCATGCTTTGGACATGAGTAAACTATGTTGTCATCTTTTTGAACTGTTTCTACCATATGATCACTCCTGTCAAAGTTAGGACAGCAAATGTAATTGCGATCACAGTTAGTTCTGGAATTATTGTGTTCATTTCTTTCTCCTTTGTTAGTTATGTAAGAGATAAGATATGATGGGATAGATGTCAAGTTCTTTTTCCAAATTATTTTTCGCAGATGAATTTACCGAAATAGGATCCTCTGCTGCCAGCTGCACGCCTGGCCAGCTCCTGATGGCTTAGTTCAGAAAAGCAGGGTAGCTTTTCGTAACGGGAACGGGGTCGTGGGTCGAGAAAGGAAAATGAAAATAAACCATACCCACGCCCCAAGAAACTTTACCATCTCCTGACCAGCAGCGCCAGTTCCCAGCTGGTGATGCCCTAAGTTCTTCCACATTTCTCCTTGATAATCGGGCTTCGGGATCGGGGGTGAGCTGCTCCTGAGCCGCGTCTCCCAGCTCACCAGGCCAGAGTTCAATGGTTCTATTATCGTTATTTAACGGGATTCGGGACGGGGATCGGGGACCCGGGAGGATGCGCCAGTGCCCAGCTGCGCTGCGAAGGTGATTAAGGTTCTAAGATCCGTGTGGCGTGCCAACGGGATCGGGGTTCGGGACTCACGGCTCACGGCCAGAAGTTCATAGGCGCTCTGCAAGAGGGGCCTATTCAAGATATACGCTCTACCACCTGCTTTCAAATATTTAATATGCCAATTAATTTGATACTTTGAAAGACCACAATTCTTGCTGGTGTTGGCTTTGAGTTCTATCCAAAAAACTTGCTTATTTACGACACAGTGGACATCTGGAATACCATTAACTGTGCTAGATTCTATGCGGGTAAAATGCCAATCTTTATCTAAATTTTTTAACTCGTGCCATATCCTAGTTTCTTTGTTTTGAGCCATATTTTAATCGGTCAATAATTGCAAATTTTGCCTATCACAGGCTCATTAAAAATACGATGTTCAACCCAATTTTCAAACTCTGCTGGGTTATCTTTTTCTACAATTACAAGATTGTTTTGCCACCAAACATCACATGGCTGATCTATTT